TTACGAACACTTACTATAACCACACTGATGACAGGTCTCACAACCTTCTTCAAAAATCAACTGACCGGAACATTCCGGACAGACACTGGCAAAACCATGATGAGTTCCTGCCATAAATGATTTAAACAGTTTACTCAATTGCGCTGGAAGGTCTAGCATATGTCCACTGGACCGGTCAAGCTGTTTAATGATCTCGCTGGCAGGGATATTGAAACGCAGAGCCAGGGAGACCAGACGACAGGTGGTGGTCCACATGGTTGACTTGTCCTTCAGATCCACACGGTTGTCAAAGGGAAATTTGGCAAAAACCTCCATGGGTTTCTCATTCTCATCAAAACAGACAATGATATAGACTGATTTCTGATCCTGATCCTTCAGACGGTAGCGCTTGGCATTCAAGGTATCCGGCAGATTCCTTTTTACCATTCCGTCACAGGAGACCACGGCCACCTGTTCGCTCTCCGTCGTTCCCCCGGCATTCAAGACCTGTGAGTCCCTGGATCCATCGCGATAGACCGTCAGACCCTTGCAGTCCAGCTGATAGCCAAGCAGATAGCACAATTTCACCTCTTCACGGGTGGCGCTGTTGGGCAGATTAATGGTCTTGGAAATGGAGGAATCAACCCCGCTCTGCTGCAGGATCCCCTGCATGCGGATATGATCCTCAGGCCTGACATCCTGGGCAGTACGAAAAACCTCCTGCCACTGTTCCGGGATCTCGTCATGGCCAATCACCGTACCACTATCCGCCACCTTACTCATCAGCTCTTCCGAGAAAAAGCCCTCCTGCCTGGCAACCTGTTCAAAATATTTATTGACCAGGATCAGCCGGTCCCCATCCATCACATGCTTAACCATGACAATCGAAAAATAGGGTTCACAACCCGAGGCACAGTCGGCAATCATGGAGACAGTCCCTGTGGGCTGGATTGAGGTCAGTGCGGCATTCCGGCGGGCACCATATTTATTGACAATAGGATCATAGGCCGGGAAAGCCCCTTTATCCTCCGCCAACTGCATGGAGCGTTCTTCGGCCGCATCACGGATAAACTGCATTACCTCGGAGGCCACGCTCCGTCCTTCTTCACTGCCATAGGGGATACCCATCTGAATCAGCATATCATGCAGTCCCATGATACCAAGACCGATCTTCCTGGTCTTCAGGGTCATCTCCTCGATCTCCGGGATGGGAAAGCGGTTGCAGTCAATCACGTTATCAAGAAAAATCGTGGCGGTCTGGGTAACCTTTTTCAGCCGTTCATAATCAACCTGGCCATGGGCGACAAAATTGGCCAGGTTGATAGAACCGAGATTGCAGCTCTCATAAGGAAGAAGCCACTGCTCTCCGCAGGGATTTGTGGCCTCGAAATCACCCAGTTGCGGGGTCATGTTGGCCCGGTTGGCCGCGTCAATAAAGAGTACCCCCGGCTCACCATTATGCCAGGCAAGATCAATGATCTTTTCAAAGACAATACGGGCATCCAGGCAGGCAACCACAACCCCTGTGGCAGGCTCAATCAGGTCAAACTCGTGCCCCTCCTCGACCGCCTCCATAAAAGCATCCGTAATCGCCACACTGAAATTAAAATTATTAAACTTGTTCTGGTCCTCTTTTGCACAGATAAAATCCATAATATCAGGATGATCAATACGAAGCACCCCCATATTAGCCCCCCGCCGCTTCCCACCCTGCTTGATGGTTTCAGTGGCAACATCAAAGACCGCGGCAAAGGAAAGGGGACCGGAGGCAACACCCTGGGTTGACCTAACGGCTGCATTCTTGGAACGAAGGCGGGAAAATGAATATCCGGTTCCTCCGCCAGTCTTGTGAACCAGTGCCCCATTGCGGATGGCGGTGAAGATACCATCCATGGAGTCCTCTATGGGAAGGACAAAACAGGCAGACAACTGACCAAGATCCGTCCCGGCATTCATCAGGCAGGGCGAATTAGGCAGAAAATCCAGATGATATATCAGGCGGAAGAATTCTTCGCCCAGTTCGGCCCCCTGCGTTCCCTTTCCATTACCCAAGGCTACGGCATCAGCCACCCGATGACAAAGGGTCTCCCAAGTTTCCACCGGCTGCCCGGCATCATCTTTCAGATAGTAACGTCTGGCCAAAACGGTCTCGGCCGTAGCGGTCATCTCCTGCTTGGTGTGATCCGGGGTCATATTGTGCCTCATATTATCGTCTGATAAATCAACAAATCTGAAAAATTTCTCCTGAAATCTCCTGAACACCCCGATTCCAAGGCCGGAAACTCTCTCCTAAAAAAATATCCCAATTAATGGGACGCACAAGATATATACACCACCCTTGTGGCATTACTCAAGGAGATTCTACAACATATTGTGCCAGAGACATAAAGCTAGTTCAACAACTCCTTAATATTCAGGAAAAAATTTACAAACAAATAAGATGTTTTTTTCTCTCCTCATGCTCTCTCGCCTTAATGATATTTTACCAAGAAAAAAATACGCAAAAAAACATTTCCGTCGCCCTGGCATCCATAATTTCCTGATAGATTTTATGGCACGACTGATGTATTTTTAAAAGATGAGTAACCATTTTATCATCGAAGGAACCATTGCAGATGTAGTAAACGGGCAATTCTTCAAGGGAGGGATTGAAGTAAACCACGGAATAATTACCCGAATCTACAAAAAAGCAGATGTTCCCGAACAGTTTATCCTCCCCGGCTTGATTGACGCCCACATCCATATCGAAAGTTCGATGCTGGTTCCTTCGGAATTTGCACGACTGGCCGTAGTACATGGCACGGTAGCAACAGTGTCGGATCCACATGAAATTGCCAACGTCCTGGGACTTTATGGAATTGATTTCATGATCAGAAACAGCCAGGAAGTTCCGTTCAAATTCTTTTTCGGCGCACCAAGCTGCGTACCGGCTACATCATTTGAATCATCAGGAGCCCACTTGGGACCCGAGGAAATTGCCGCTCTGCTGGTAAAAAAGGACATTAAATACCTCTCCGAAATGATGAATTTCCCCGGAGTGATTAATAACGACAAAGAGGTAATGGCGAAAATCGATATCGCCAAAAAACAGCAGAAGCCCATAGACGGCCATGCTCCTGGTCTTACCGGCGAGCAGCTCAGGAAATACATTGCAAGCGGTATCACGACCGATCACGAATGTTTTACCCTGGAAGAAGCGCGCGAAAAAATCGCTTATGGCATGAAGGTGCTGATCAGAGAGGGAAGCGCTGCCAAAAATTTTGACACACTCATTCCCTTAATTGAAGAGAACAGCACAAATATCATGTTCTGTTCGGATGATAAACATCCCGACGAACTGCTAGAGGGACATATTAACCTGATGATCAGAAGAGCGATTCAGTTGGGATATGATCCTCTCCAAATCTTAAAGGTATGCACACTAAACCCGGTACGTCACTATCAGCTTGACGTTGGACTTTTGCAACAAGGAGATCCTGCCGATTTCATTATCGTGGATAATTTTAACGATTTTAACATCGCAGCAACCTATATCAACGGGCAAGCAGTGTCCCGTAGCACTCACTGTCTTTTTTCCACCGAAAAAGGAGAAGCACCTAATATATTCAACGCGTCACCCCTATCCACGGAGGATATAAAAGTTCCGGCCCTGGCAGGCACGATCAGGATCATCAGAGCACTTGACGGTCAATTGATCACCAAACAGGAAATTGGAGAAGCGAAAATTAAAGACAATCTGGTTGTAAGCTTGCACGTAAACGTAGAAATTTTTGCACGTAAACATAGAATTTTTCTTTAGCAGCGCCATCAATAAAACCCTATGCTCACATGCAGCCCCTAAGGCTAATTGTAATTCGAAATCAGCAGCTCAGTCCTCAACTTCGCCCTGCTCGCTTTTGATGCGGAGCAAGAGTATTTCAAGGTAACCTCCTCAATCGAAAAACCACTGAATATCTCTCTGACTTGCGGCGTATCGTTGATAGTCATGAGGAACTTGCCTTTGATGCCTTTTAGGATATCGCGAAGGTCATAAAAATCCTGTTCAGCAAAATCATATTTATAGCCTGGAATCTTCCAGTACGGCGGGTCCAGGAAGAAAAACGAGTGCGGCCGGTCGTATCTGGTGATCAGGTCGCGAAAGTCTTTACACTCTATAGTCACATGAATCATCCGCTTCCAGGCATCTTCGATGGTGCTTTCAAGCGTCAGCAGGTTCAAGCGCGGTTTACCGGTCGTACTCATGCCGAAGGTTTGTCCGGTTATATGACCGCCGAAGGCATTCTTCTGCAGATAAAGGTACCTCGCCGCCCTTTGGACATCAGTAAGAGTTTCAGGGTTGACCTGTTGTTCTCTGGCGAATTCAGAGCGAGAAACCAGACTAAATTTATACTGTTTATAAAGTTCTTCGGGATGATGCTTGATCACCCGATACAAAGTGACCAGGTCTTTATCGAGATCATTTAGGACTTCTGCTTTTGATGGTTCCTTGGCAAAGAAGACACTCGCCCCTCCGGCAAATACCTCGACATAACAGGTATGCGCAGGGATCTTGTCGATGATGGTTTTTGCCAGTCGCGATTTGCCGCCGAAATAGGGTATTACTCCTTTCATTTTATTTGCCTTTCCATTTGCAGCTTCATCTGCTACAACATCCTGCGTGCTTACCCAGCATCGGGACTAAGCAGGTGAAGCCTGTCGGCCCCTTCCGTGTCTCTTCACGGTCGAGTGGTTGGGGGATGCTGAAACATCCCCGTTCCGTCCGTTTGGACATTCCTCATGCAAATACAGTTGCAAACTCAAGCGGATCCCTGAAAGACTCATCAGGATTCTTGTCAGCCCAGAAGAACATGCCGCCATTGTCCCGGACCACACTATAATAATGAAGGGCCAGTTTCCTGCGCAGGAAGCGAGTTATCCAGGTCTCTGACTGAGCCTCTACCATGCGCAGCATGTTATTGAGAAATACGCGATCGGCTTCTTCCCGGGCCTCTTCGTTCTGCCCGACGAAATACATCCAATCATGGATGTTACAGGCGTCGTGAATTTTGACCCACAGCAGATGGTCGGGGATAAATCTACCTTTCCACCCTGCAGGCCCGCAGCCGTTAACCACCTCGGCAAGAGCACCCTTGGAAAGTCCCCAATAGGCCGCCGGTGCATAAATCTTTGTCATTATGAATTAACCCCTGTTCACCGTCACATTCCATTTCTCACGGGAGGTCAAGGTCCCCCGCACGGCCTCCAATTCTATCCGGAGTGAGGTATTTAATCGTGGGGCGGTAAAACCGCTGTCCGACTGCTCGGTAAGAGTGTCATACGTATATTCCGGGGCCACGATACCTATCACCGTTTTCAATAAAACATCCGTCTCTCCATAAATCCGCAATGTATAGGTCGTACCCGGCTCGGGGATAATATTATCCGCATCCTGAGTCACTAAATACACGGTTTGCGCCAGCCGGTTACGGCCCGCCCACACCAGAGAGAGCCCGGCCCCCGCCGCGATTGCCGCCTGCGACCACACCAGCCCGTTAATAAAAAGTTTGCCCGGCGGATAGGGTCGCATCATCCGGCCGCCGCAGACGACGGGATTGATGGCCGCCTCGGCAATCGGCAGTTGCCCCAGGGCGGTGGAGGTCAGCATCGCCACATCCACCCCTTCGCCTACCACCCGGTCCTCCCGGTCGACGGCAAAGCTGTTTTGGGTGAACCAGACCGGAGCGCCGGCGGCATGATAGACCGGCAGGGTATCCATAATACCCCGGCCTATCGTGACAGTCCCCACCCCGATAGTGGCCACGACCACAATCTCCTGGTCGATATAGCCATAATCGCCAACCGCCACGGTTATCCCGCTCGGCACGGCTATCTCCGAAAACGTTTCCGACGGCAACGAGACCGCCAGCGTCGCCCTCTCGGCAAAGACCGCCTGCCCCTTATTGGCCCAGGAAGCCCCGCCGGCCGGCCGTGTTATCATCGTAAAGAGCCCGGCATCGGGCGAGGGCTTGACGCAGAAGCAAATCAGCCGCGTTGATTGATCTACCAGATCGGCCTGCACCAATAAAGATTCACCATAAAGCCGCGTAAACTGCCACCAGGTCATCTCCTCCACCCGCTGGTATGGCGAGTTAGCCGGTGGATTTATCGGGTTTTGCCAGAGGCTGGCCGCCGTTGAGGTAAAGGCTACCTGGCTCAACGAAAAGATATCACGCACGGCCTTAATATGCAGGGCATTGTCGGTGAAGGGGCCGAATTCGACCGAGGCCACCCGCATCACCATGTTGGCTATGCCGAGGGCCTCCCACGAAAAACGGAAATAATCGCCGATCTCCAGATCATAATATTTTCGGTTGATAACCAGCTCAACGGCCGCCATGGGTGTGCAATACTGGGTCAGCTCCCGGGCGGCTATCCTGCCCGCCAGTTCGGCAGTAGCGACCCCCGGATATTCGATCTCAACCGAGTTGATCTTACCGTCGGCCCTGTTTATCCCCGCTATATCATGCACCGACACGGCGAGCGACCGACCGTCTCTGGTGATATATTTGACGACCACCTGATTCACCGCCTCCGACACGGAGGTATTGGTGAAGGATGTCATATCAATCACCGTCGACTCATCGAGCACCGGGGCCAGGGAGGTGTCTTCTTTGCGGATCAGGCGCAGGGTCATCAGGCCGGTCACATGGCTGAAGAAGCAGACCCCATTGATATGCGAGACGACAAACCCGATAAATTCATCCAGGCTCTTGTTGATATCCCAGATAAACGACAGGCCGAACCCCTCGGCATGCAAGGTGGTGGCGGCGGCCAGAAAAGAGACATCATCGATATCGGCCGCGGCCAGGCCCAGCCCGCCCCAGGTGATGTTGGTCAGACACTCCCTGATAATGTGGGCCGGATTCATGTCGCCCCCGGTCCCCACGCTGGCCAGCTCATCGTGCCAGCCGGTCTTCACCCGCTTGGCCTGGATGCTCCACGCCTTGATATATGGGTTATTGGCCGACAGATAGGCCTTGTTCACCACCATGCCGAAGAGGCCCCGGAAGGCCGGCATGACCGCCCCGAGCTTGCTCACCAGATAGGCGTTGGGGCCCTGGGTCGGGCCGCCGAATTCAATGTCGACATTGCCCACAACCCCGCCCTCCCGTCTGGTACCGCCGAAGACATCGGGCTTATTGAGAGACAGGCGACTGTTGGCGGTGATCACCCCGGTCCAGACGTCCTTTTCCCCGACGATGATCCTTTGCAGTTCATCTATGCCGCTGCAAAAGACCAGATGCAGCCCGCAGAAATACTTCCAGCCGGTCGTGTTGCACGAGGTTGATGAAAAATACGATTCCGTCGTCACCGGCGGGGTATATACGTCGGCGTCGCCACTACCCATTTTTGCCCTCCATAACCTGCATCTCCAGCATCTCCTCTTCGGCGAATTTGACCAGCCTGGTGGCCATGTCATCATCCGCCGCCCTTAAGACATCAGCGTCCACCCCATTGGCCACGGCATCGCTCCAGCTGAGCCCCAACCGCTCCAGCCACAACCGCGACCCTTTGTGGCAATAATTATTGGCGCGCAGATGGTGCAGATAGACCCGCATCCTATTTACCCCCGTCGACGGTGGTGGTGACCGCCGGCGTGTCGGAGGTCATGGTCCCCGAGGTCGTAATGCAGGCGCGGATCGGTTCCAGGCCCACATCCCCATACCAGATGCAGTTGGAGACATTCAGCACCCGCGTGCCGAACAACACCGGCACCGGCGTCGAGGCGTTGACGGTCGGGCTGGACAGATCGCCGGGCGACGGGCCGCTGCCCACGCTGCCGCCGCCGCCGGCCGCAGCCGACGCCGGCGGCACGCCGGGGACGCCCACCCCACCCTTGGGGCGGATCAGATACATGACCAGCATGATTATGACCCAGATTATCAGATAAACAAGATATGCAGGCATTCCTTACCCCCTCGTTGGTTCCAGGATCATATTGTTCAGGCGATTGAATCGCCGGAAAACGGGTTTTTCGGCGGCAGAAACGGCAGCCCGCCGAAGTTCAGGACATTGCCGAACCTGTTGTTGCAGATGGCCATAGTGCGGTCGCAGCCGGGCCAGAGGGACACCGAGGCGCCGGCGATAAGATCGGCCATGGAGTCGATCATAGTGATGGCCGCGCCTACATGCTGGGTGATCAGCCGCACCTCATTGCCACCCGCAATGACCCCCCCGGTAAAATAGCCGTTTGGATAGCCGCCGGCGCCCGTAACGGTGACGATATTGCCCGCCACCGCGCTGGTGGCACCGGTGAATTGCCAATCATCGGGGTTTACCTTGCAGGCCCCCAGATACAGGGCATGGGGACACATAATTTGATACACCCGGCGGAGACCAGCCCTCCTGAGGATGGTGGCGATGGAATCAACGGCCAGGGTGGCGACCGACCCTTGCCACCGGCAGCTCGTCACCCGCCCTTTCCACATCACCACCGCCTCGCCGTCCTCATAGTGGAGACGGTACAGGGTGAGCAGCATCACGGCCGGCAGCAGGCCGGTGCGAAAGCCCATGGTCACGTCCAGACCCGCCGCCACCTCCACCTCCAAAGTGGCCCGGTTCAGGTCATTGCCGCGGGTGAACCCCTGCCGGTTGATATAGACCGGGGCGTATCCTTTGCCACCATAGGAGACGATATGATCGGCGCTGGTATAGCACCACTCGCTGCCGCCCATGGTGAACCGATAGAGCTCCAGCGGCTTGCTGGCATCGACACTCTGTTCCAGGGCCAGAAATCCCATTATTCACTCCGTTGCCAAGATTGTTTTTTTCTTACGGTAAGGCCACTACCGGCAGCTTACAGGCGACAATGTCGTCAGACTGCCAGTCCAGGACCACCTCGTCGCTGGTCAGCCGCACCAGTTCAAACCATGAAGAGCGGTTTAAAGTCGCCTCGGAGACGACTGCCGGCAGGGGCGTGGTCAGGGTCAACTCCTCGTGGCCGCCGGTGATCGCCTGTTGCGCGCTCAATATCTTGCGCCTGAAGACCGTGCCGTCGGTCATCTCAAATTCCAGGTGGGTCCTGGCGTTGCTGCCGAACAGCGACCGCTCGTAATCCATCTGCGTGACCGTTATTACGGTATCGCCTGCCGCCGCCGCCCCCACGATTGCCAGATCCCGGTTCAGGGTGGCGACCCAGAAAGGCGACAGCCGCCCCGCCCGTTCGGACAGAAAACTCAAAAATTCGTCGATCACGGCCCGGCCGGCCAGCAGAAAATCAAGCGTCCTGGTCAAGACCGGCTCGGTTGACTGCACCTCAAAGTTCATCACGCCGGTGTCATTGTCCAGCCGGATCCACTTATGGTCGATGGTGTCGCCGTCGTCGTGCCAGCCGGCGGCAAAGGGGCAGACCTGATACCCTTCGTAGCTTACCAGGGTCGTCACCGGGGCGCGCCTCGTCTCCCCCAGCACCTCGGCGGTAACTCCGTATTCCGCCGCATCGTCCGTCACCCTGGAGATTACCCGCTGCTCGATTATCTCGGCATAGCGGCAGGGGGCGATCTTGGCGCCGGCCGGCCAGGCGCTAAGCGTCGGGGCGTCGAGCACGATGGCGCTCTCGCTCAAGGCGGCGATGGTGTGGATCTCGTAATGGTCGAAGCGGTCCCAGAGGGCCACCTGCCGGTCGACAGCATAGTCAAAGAACTGGGTGTTGACCGCAATGACCGCCGAGCCGGCCGGCAGCACCGCCGGCAGGCTCTGCATGTCCCTGAAAACCGGCAGCAGGTAAAACCGCACCCGCCGGGCGGCCAGGATGTTTTCGAGATAGCGCCGCTCGGAGCCGGTGGCCAACAACCTCAGCTCAAACTTACGCCGGGGCCGGTTCCGCAACTGGACCCGCTGCTCGGTGCGGTCGTAGGCAATCATGACGTCGGTCAGCCAGGCCAGCGATTCCCGCAGCCCGCCGTCCCAGTTGTGTTCGGTGAACAGGTTGCCGATCACCCCGGCCGGCGTATACCCCCGGCTGCCGATGATCGTAAAAATATTGGGCGAAGTGCAGGGGGAAAGGAATGTCAGCGTGGCCTCAAACTGCACCGGACCGGTAATCCCCACGGTGATATTGACACGAGAGGACGTTCCGCGCTCGATCAGATCCGGCAGGACGGTATCCCAAAGGATCCCGTCGGCATCGGGATTCCCGGCGATCCCCGCCAGGGTCACATCGGCTGCCGTCCCGTTATAAAGAAACAGCGAGAAGGCGACGGCGCGCCGCAGATAGCCGACATCCTGCCGCGGCGGCAGGCCCATGACAAAGAGCTGGGCGCTGTTATTGCTCAACCGGCCATTGATCGGCGCGGCGACGTAGAGGCTGGTGGCCAGGGTACCGGCAGCCATATCAGATATGCCTCAAAAGAGTGAGACACTGCCGCCACCACTCCAGGCCGTCTTCCCCGACAGACCCGGGCCCGGCGTACCAGTGGATGAAATCAATGGGTTCGTTATGGGTCAGCGGGCCGAAGATGGCTGGTGTAGCCGGCAGGGCCGGATAAAGATCCTGCCGCCAGGGCAGCACCCAGCCGTTGGTGAAAGACGAGGAGATGCCGACGTACTCTTTGGCCAGCGCCTCCGGGACAGTATACCCGTAGACGGTACCGTGGGTGATCAGCAGGGACTGCTTCAGCCGGAGATCAGCAGAATCCTGGCTGCCGGTCAGCAATAGAATTGACTGCTTCAGCACAGCTTAGGCCCGCAAGAGGTTCCAGGGGAAGGTGCGGGCAACCCCGGTGGTCTGCCTGAGGGTGCAAACGATCTCCTGATCGATGGGCACCGGCACCGAGTACTTATGGGGCTCGGCCTGGATATCGGTGTAGCTGTCCCGATAGGCGTTTTTGACGGTGCCGGTGGCGATGCACTTGGTTTTGATCAGGATCTCGACCGTATCCCCGGCCGCCATGGCATTGAGATCCACGACCAGGACATAGATGCCCAGCCCTGTTTTTGACGCCAGCGAGTGCTCGCTGCCGATGACTGCCAGCTGTGACCCGGAGGCCGTTGATTGTAAGCCCATTATTATGCTCCTAATTTGAAAAGAAAATCGACCTGCTGGACGACACCTACTGTGGTGGCGTATTGGTAACTGGGGGTTATAAGATAGGTATCAGCCCCGATAACCAGCTCGTCTCCAGCCTGGTAGATATCACCGCCGTTGGTCTGGTAGATCCCCGGGGCATAGCCCAAAGGGACCCGTTTGCTCGTATCTGTCGCCAGGTTCTGCAGCAACAAAATAGGCATAGGTACCAGCCCACCGTTATAGTAATTCGGGGACTTGGTCGGCAGATGGCTGGATAGTTTGTTGCCGCTGACCCCGGCGGCCGCCACGGTCGCACTCCACTCCCCGTTGATATACATCTGCCCATATCCCGGTCCAAGACACCAACCACCATTGAATAGCTCAGCGATACTGCCGGCGCTGAGCCCAAAACCGTCCAGCCAGCTCCCGACCTTGTCCTGGACGATAAAAAAACAACACCAATGGAACCAGTAGAATGGCGCCACGTTATTGAGCACACAGATATAGATCCCGCCGGTGACGGAGATCATCCAGCAGTCGGAACCGGCTATAATCTGATAGAGCTTTGCCGGGGTTGCTCCCGGTTGCAGGTTCGGGGCCAGCCCACCATTAAATCCCGTGCAGCCGTGCATCCCCATACCTAGGGTGCTGTTACTGTAAATATCAAAATGGGCCGCGCCCTGGTGAAAGTGCAGGCGGCGATAGTTGGTGTTATAGATCCCGTTCAGGTCCACTATCCAGCCGTTGGCCGCCACGAAGGCCGCCAGGTCGATGAGGAACTGATTCGAGGTCGTAGCCCCGGCGAGCTTTTGATAGTAGGCCATGTTAATTCATCCTCATTGCGCAGTAGTCGCCATAACCTGAGCGCGACCCGTTAGGAAAGACCAGATAATTGACGCCGGCCACCGTGATGATGTTTTCGGCCGTATTGGCATAGCCGGTCACCCGGAACAGCCCCTCTATGTGGCCGAGGATAGCCGGGGTATTCACGTACAGATAAAACGGCTCCAGCAGGTAGGAGCCGTCCAGCCCGGTCAGCATTACCAGCTTATGCGACTCATTAAAGGTCTGGACCAGAGGTGTCGGCTTTACTGTTGACTCCGCGTTAGAGTTTATCTGCCCCCAGGCCCCGCCGGGCATTGACAACCTGCCGGAAAAGTATCCGTTATTCCAGAAACTGTCAGTAGCCCCTGAGTAGTTAATCAGCAGGTTGTTGCCGCCGCCGCCGATCAGCAGCGGGTAGGGGTACTGGGCCTCAGTGGCCGGGGTGGTCAGCAGCCCCAGGTGGATTGACTGGTAGGTGGTGCCGACCTTGGCCACGACGATGATGCGCCGGGGCGTACAGACCATCCAGTAGGGGAGGGCGGCGTTCCAGAAGTGACCTACTGCCAGGTAAGAGACAGTATCGTTATTGAGACTGCTGACCGGGTGCGCGTGCAGGGCGCGGCCGGCCCGCCAGCCCCAGGAGCCGACCATGTACCAGTTAAAGCGGCCGTTGACCGGGTCCTCGTAGGTCTCAACCCCGCAGTAGATCTCATCGAGCCCGGCCAGGCCGGTACCCTTGAGGTAGACCCGGGTCTCCGACTGCTCCAGTATCGCCCAGCCGTTGGCGGCGGCAAAGGTGACCATCAGGGCCAGCAGATTCTTGTAGTTGGCGGCGGTGCCGCTGGTATAAGCCATAATATTATCCTAATATAGTCTTTATGGACGACCCGTTGCGCCGGATCATGTTCAGCAGCACCGTTTCCCCGCCCGGGGTCTGCAGGTAATCGCCCACCATGTTCTTGTCCAGCACGTTGACCACCCGCAGGTTGGTGTTCACCGTGCTGCCGCCGCTGCCGGCCATAAATCCAGCCACCGCCCCCCCGTCGGCCAGCCTGTTTGAGGGGGCCCTGGTGGTGGCGATGGTGTCCATGGACTTGGCCAGCGCCAGCGGGAAGATCCCCGCCCGCACCGACTCCATGAAGCCGAGGCCGTATTTGCGCACCGCCGACACCGGGTGCATGAACTCGCCCGCCGTCGCCCAGATGGGGATATTGTCGGCCCGGCTGTTCGGGCTGGAACCTGGGATCCGGCCGCCGGGGGCGAATTTCAAAACCCGGCCGCCGGTCGCCAACCCCTGCACCTCCCCGCCGGTCGCATAGCCCAGGGCGTGGGTGGTGGCGATGATGGCGTTATAGATCAGCTGCTGCAGGATCATCTTGGCGATCATCTCCAGGGTGGCGCGGGCAAAGTCCATGAAGGCGTCCTTGGCCGTTTTCGTCCCCATGCCGAAGGCCATGATCGCCTCCGTCATCCCCGAGGCCAACTGGCCGTAGATGTCGGTCATGAGCTGGGCGGTAAATTCGGCCATGGTCCTGGCGCCCGCCGCGAAGTCCTCGAAACCAAGCCAGGCGGCGGCCACCATGTCAGCGCCCGCCAGGATCATCCGCCGGTTCGCCTCCTCCATGTCCATGGCCCCGGCCTGGGCTGCCGCCTGGACTGCCCGCCGGTACTCCTCCACCGAGGCCTTGCCCTTGCGCCAGGCGTCCTCCGTCACCCGCAGCATCTCGGCGGTCTCGGCCTTGTGCGCCGCGGCCCGCTGCCTGGCCCCGTCGATCCGCAAGCCCAGCAGCTCTTCCTCGGCCCGCATCAGGTTCTGCTGATACTGGCTGTCGAGCTGGTCGAGGCTCGCGATCTCGGCCTGCTTCAGGGCGATCTTTTTGGCGCTGATCTGCTCATCAATCGCCGCTTCCGCCTGCATCCTGGCCAATACCGTCGGCAACCGGCCCGCCTCGATCTTCTGCTCTTCCAGGCCGATCAGGACCATCTGCCCCCGATGCCGCTCGCCGGCCTGCTCCAGCAGCCGGAGCCGTTTTATCTCATCCTCGGCGGCCTTGGCGTTGGTCTCGTCCAGTTTTCGGGAGGCCTCCACCTCCGCCTTCAGCAGCCCGAGCCGCTGCACGCGCAGCCCGTTGATCTTGGCATCCATCTCGGCGCGGGCGTCGGCGCCCTCCTGGCCGGGGGCATTGGTGGGAACCAGCGCCTGCAACTCCTGATATTTCCTGATCTCGGCGTCCAGCAGCCCCAGCTTCTGCGTGCGCAGCAGGTTCTCGGCCTGGGCGGCATCCATGCCCTGCCGGGAATAGGCGAGGGCCGCCTCCGCCAGGGCCAGTTCGCCCTGCGAGGCGGTGACCCCCATCTGCTGCAGTTCCTTGTCCAGCTTATCCTGAAAGGCCTGCCACGAGGCCGCATCCATCTCCGGGGCCTTGACCGGCGGCAGTTGCAGTTCGGCCGCGACCGGCTGCCACTTGGCCCCGCGCCTGAGCTCTAATTGTTTCTGGATATGGGCCTTGCGGGCGGCCTCTTCCGCCGAGAGCTGCGTCTTCAGCGCGGCCATGCCCCCTTTTGTCGACTCTTCGGCGATCTCCCGGTTCATCTCGCCGAAGATCTGTCTGACCTGTTCGGCCTTGGCCCGCACCGCCGCCACGTCGCCGCCGGTGAGCATGGCCCACCACTCGGCGACCTTGAGGCGGGCCAGCTCGAAGGTCTCAATCAGGACATTGGCGGCTGTCTTCACCAGGTCAAACTTGGCCAGGATCTCACCCACGGCCCAGCCCACCCCAAAGGCCGCCAGCACGCCGCCGGCGACGGTCAGGGTCGTCCTCAGGGTCAGGGCGGCCAGGTTGATCCCCTTGAAGGCCCCGATGACCCCCGCCGACTGGCCGACCGCCCCGAGCATCATCATCTTCAGGATCTCGAAGGCCTTGACCAGCGGCCCCAGGATCACCGCCGACGTGGCCAGGGTGACCAGCGCCGCCGAGATCTGGGGGAAGGCGGCGGCAAAGTCAGCCAGCAGCCTGATGGCCGCGGTGATCGGCCGGAGAATATTCTTGATCGCCGGCAGGAAGACCGTCCCCAGATTGATCCCCGCCTCGCGGACCGCATTTTTCATGAGGATCAGCTGGTTCTCCGTGGTCGCGGCCCGGGCCGCAAACTCCTTGTTCATCGAGCCGGCGTATTCCGTCTTCTCGGCCACCTGTCCCAGGGCCTCCTGATACGTCTGCAGCCCGCTCACCAGCACGGCGATATCGTCCTGGAACTCACGGCCGAACAGTCCGGTCAAGACCTCGGCCTTCTTCTGCCCGTCAAGTTTGCTCAAGGTCGTCAGCAGATTTTCAATCGCCGCCTGGGGATCGGCCGCCACCTGCGCCGCCATATCCTGCGCTGACAGGCCGATCTTGGCCAGGGCGTCCTGGAACTCGCCGCTCTCCATGGTAGCGGTCTGCATCCGGTTGAGCAGGCTGTTGATCGAGGTGCTCGCCACCTCCGGGGCCTTGCCCAGCGACAGCATGGCCGCCGCCAGGGCCGCCGCCTCGGTGGTGGCCAGGCCGAATTGCTGGGCCGCGCCGCCGATCCGCTGCATGACATCCACAATATCCCGCTCCCGCGCGGCCGAGGTGTTGCCCAGCTGGTTGATGGCATCGCCGAAGGTCTCAACCTCGGCGATGCTGAGTTTATAGATGTTCTTGATCTTGCCGATGGAGTCGCCCGCCGCCTCGGCGCTCATGTCGAAGGCGGTCGCCATCTTCGCCGTCACCTGGGTGAAGGCCGCAATGTCCTTGGTGGCGATCCCGAGCTGCCCGGCGGCCGCGGCGATCTGGGCCAGCTCGTCGGCGGTGAGCGGCAAGGTCCGCGTCAGGGCCAGCAGCTCGCCCCGCAGGACCGCGAAGGCCTCAGGCGTGGCCTCCACCACCTTCTTGACCCCGGCCATGGATGATTCAAACTTGACGGCGGCGCCGATGGCCAGCACGGTGGGGGCAATCGCCGCCGCCGCTTCCAGCAGGCCCATCTTGAGGCCGGACAGCGCCTCCCGCCAGCCGTTGGTCTTGGCGGTCAGGGTCTCGATCTGGCCGCGCAGGGCCACCTTGGCCTGGGCCAGTTCGGCCATGGACAGCTTGCCGGATGAGGCCAGCGCGGTATAGGCCGCCCGGGCCTTATTGATCTCGGCCGTAATGTCGGCGTGGGGGGTCAGGTTCAGGGTGGTGCGGGCCTGGGAGACCGTCGCCAGCTCTTTATAGCTGGCGACGGTGGCGGTAAGCTCAGCCCGCAGTCTCACCTGTTGCGCGGCCAGGGCGGCCGCGCCGCTCCTGTCGTTGCCGCCGGCCCGAGACTGCTGGGCCAGCTCCTTCATCTTGACGGTGACCGCGGCCAGCTCCTGCTTGATCTTGCCATAGGCCGAGGAAAAGTCAGCGACGATCCGGTCGGTGCCGGTCTTGACTTCTTTTGAGTCAACGCCTATCTTTATTTCAATAGTTGAGGAGGTCTTTGCCATGGATTATCCCTTAAAAAAACATCAATCAGCAGCCCTTGTTGCCGCTATTATCGCCGCTGTCCTGGTGCCGGCCGCCAGGGGCGAGCTCTTCACCCTGGCGCAGACCGTTGCCCTTGCTGTCTTTCTCGCCTGGTCCTTTATCAGCCTGTCCGCCGTTCTTTTTGGCCGAGCAGGGATGATCATCGCGACCACGGCCACCATCTTCTGTATTGCCGGAGCCCTGGTTCAAATCTTCGTCCCCTTGGCGGCCTTCTGCTTTTTCAGCCGCACGATCATGATCGCCACCACCGCCTGAAAGAAACCCCAGCCATAGTCCCAGACGGCCCCGCCATGGCCCGCTTCAATCACGGCGCAGATTCCGCCGTTGAGGTCAGCGATCCGCTGATGGTTCCCAGGATCGAGGCCTTGACCGTTGCCACGATCCGCTCGAGGATGGCATCGCCCCCCAGCGTCCTGGCCAGTTCCAAAAAATCGGTATTGACCTCCCGGAAGGCGTCCCACAGGGTCTTGAGCTCGGAAGGGGCCATATCCATGACGTCCTCCTCGGTCAGGTCGGGGCAGGTCATCGCCAGAAAGGATTTGACCGGATGGTTGCCGGCATCGGCTCCTTCCTCCTGGTTGAAGATCGACCAGACCTGGCGGACGGTCAGCTCCTTGATCATGAATTTGCGGCCGTCAATGGCAATTTCCGTAAATTTGCGCATGCGATAACTCCGTTATTAAAAAGAAACAGGTGGCAGACTGAGGGCCGCAGGTGAACACCCGGCAACCGTCAGCCTGCTTCTTAGCTCAGAAAGGTCAGGTCGTACGGCGACGCTTCGCCCGCCGGGGTCTCGAATTGGCCGTCAAAGCCGCAGGAGATAAAATTATCGCCGATTAGCGCCACCTCGGCATTGGCCGACAGGCGCACCTTCTTGCCGTTAAAGATAAAATTACGGCCGGTTGATTGCTCCATCCCGTCCACGACCACCCGCGCCAGGACCGAGGACCTGGTCGCCCCCGATACTCGGGATCCGGCAATGAGAGCATGGCTGTAAGAGACGTTGAGACTGGCGCCGTTAAGGATGGCGCCGGTGGACTTGACCATGACCATGCCGAGGCGGGTATTCACCTCATAGTCCGTGCCCAGCACATAGACCGGCAGCCCGGTCGTATGTTCAACCACGACCAGGGAGACCATCATCTTGCCCAGCTCCACCCACTTGTCATGCACGGCGATAACGGGCTGATCGACCACCGCCGCCGCGGTCTGGGCCAGGGCGGCCGACGTCCCGGAAAAGGCCAGGGCGAACAACTCGGCGTCCAGCTGGTTGAAGGTGAAGGCACAGGTATGCGGCTTGGGGATAACGACGGTGGCAATGGCCTGGCCGAAGTTCGTCCGCCCCGAGCCGATCTGCTGCTTGGTCTCTGATTCGCCCTTGATCTTGATCTCCGGGCAGTTGCCCTTGAGCTGCAGGCCGGTAGAGTTGCCGGCCGCATCGAAGATGTCCAGCAGGACGTCGCCTGCCCCGATAAATGAAAATGATTCTGGCATGATGGTGTCTCCTCGGTTTTAGTATTTTATGTTGTTTTTAACATAGCCGGCATCACCTTCATGGTCAGCCGCGCGGTATAAATGAGCAGGGTTCCTTCGGTGCCCTCCAGAACTATGTCGACCTCGGAGGGCAGGACGCCGCCGGTGGTCCACGGCCGCCAATCGGTAAAGGCCACACTCACGGCATCGACAATGTCTCCAGCCGCCGCCTGCCCCTTATCCGCCCCCAGGGCCGACACCACCAGCACCAGATCCCAGCCGAGGTCTCTGGTGATAGTCGGCTTGCTTGCTGCCTTGCGGTTACTGGCCAGATAGACCGCGACGGAGGGCGGACTTTTCAGGGTCTTGGCGGTGACGGTCTTCTCCACCGCCTTAAACAGGCCCAGGCTTTTCAGCTCGGCCTCGATCGCATCCGCAATCATCGTCGTATACATCACAGCCCTCTCATCTTGGTACGGCTGAACAGCCGCTCGTTGCCGGGGATCAGCGCGCTGTTGCTCTCACTTGACACCACGGCCGTTAAAGGAATGCCGATCGAGGCATCCCCTTTCTGCACCTGGCGCAGAAAAGAGAGGGTCTGCTTCTGGCGCTCGCCGATCACCTCCGGCATCGGCACATGCGTGCGCCGGCTGTACAGGTTATAGACGGCCAGGTCGACCGCGTACATCCGCACCAAAGGCGGGACCGGATTAAACGGTACGGTATACCGGTCTCCGCAATGGGCATCGATCAGGGTCATGGCGTTGGCAATGGCCCGGTCGATGACCGTCTGGTCGATCGCCTCAAGCTGTGCATCGTCGGTGAGGCTGATCAGCTCAGCCTCGGCCACCTGTTCGAGGATGTCGGCAAGGGTGGCATACATTATTCAGCGGGCTCCAGCGCTTTGCGCCGTACGGCAATGGCTGCCATTACGCCTATGCGCTCTTCGCCCAACTGCAGGCCCTCCAGCTCCTCAATAGTCAGCGCCGCCTTGACCAGGGCGATGGTATCATTAGCGTTCAGCCGCGGCGGCGCCTCCTCGACGATCTCGACCTTCAGCATCGACTCCGCCCGCAAGATCTTAAGCTCATCAACACTGAAATGGTCATCGCCATAGTCAACAGGCCGCCTGCTGTGGGCAACACCACAGCGCCGAAAGCCCTCTTTTTTACTGCTGATTCTGATCATGATTCACTCCTTTGGTTCTTCTCTTGACACAAGGTTGGTGTGAGGGACAAAACGTCCCTCACACCCTGCAGTCCTCATCGGCCGCCGTTACGCCAGCCAGGGCACCTCAAGGAGCTCGACCCGGTTGAAGTTGGTATTGCTGTCACCGCCGTTGATCAGTTGGGCCTGGACGATCTTGCGCCCGGCGCTGGCATTGGACGAGCCGACCACCAGCATGTTCGGCTTGATGCCCAGGGGCTTGCCGCCATCGCCGGTGAAGGCGGTCATGGCATCATACGCCGCTTCGAAATTGACATCCGTCAGAGCCAGCTGGGAGCCGAAGGCCATCTGCCAGAAGCCGAAGCCGACATTCTTTCTATCATCGATGCCGTAGATCAGCTCATCCTTGTTGAAGACGTTGTCGTCCTCCGGCTTGTCTTTTTTGACAAACTGCGGCTGCTTGCGCATCTGCAGGATCAGCGGCTTGAGCGGCCGTCTGGTGTCGAGCAGGAACCAGGGGGTTAACGCTCCGGCCTGCATATTGACGACCGACTTCGTGACGCCGTCGGCATCTTTCACCGGATGATCAATATCGAAAAAGAACTGGCCGTCGTAACACGGAGTCGCAAATCCGGCCGGGAGCAAGCCAAAGACCAGCTGGTCCGGGTGCTCGGAAGCCGAAGAGCCGAGCATCTCGAACATCGGCGAGTAGACGCCGTATTGGTCATCTTCGACCTTGTCTTGAGGCACACCGACCGTCAGCTCGAACTTTTTGTTCTTGATGCTGTAATTATGCTGAGCCAGGTTATGGATCTGCCGGTCGCCGATCCATTCCCGCATGCCGGGAATATTGCCCAGCCAGCCGTAATCCTCGGTGCCGGTAGTCGATGGCACCATGGTGGCGACTTTACTCCACATCGGCGTGACGCCGTCGAAGCCGCGCTGGAATGCTGCATTGAAGGCCCGGAACAAAATGGCCAGGGAACCGCTGTTGATGATCATGATCCACTCCTTATCTAATTTTTATGCGGTCAGGCCGCTTACCGGCCGCCAGTATCCGGGTACCGCCCGGCTGTTACTCTGGTTATTTGAATGTGACCCAGACACCCTGGGCGTCGACATTAAAAACGGTCCCGGCGATTGACCTGGTCCCCACACCATCGGTGGCGGCAACGGTCTGATCGTCGACAATAAAGCAGTTGCTGCCGATGTTGGCGATGGTGACCGGGTCGGCTGCCAGGTTATCATACCGGAAGGTCCCTTTGTCGATCTCGACCCCTGCCGCCCCGGCCAGCCCCAGGGTGTTGTCGACTGTCTCGACGGCCCGCCCGGCGCCCAGGATGCCGACGGCGGTAGCGCCGGGGATGGCATTGCCGGCCGCATTCCTGGCGACCAGGGAACCGGCATAGATCAGTACCGCCGCTGCCAGACCCAGATTGAGACGGGATCCTGACCTGGCGACTGTGTTACGTTCTGCTGTTAAAGGTGGCATGATGTACTCCTCTTGCTGTTATTGATGATTGGTTCTCGCGTCAGCCGGTCCTGATCCGATCAGGCCGGTGTCTTGAGATATTCTTCCGCCGTAATGCCAAGGCTGTCGCAGACCTTCTGCTCCTCCGCGTTCAGAGCCTTCCTTTCCTTGTTCAGGTCCTTATCGTTTAGTCCGGAGTCGCCGCCGATGGCCGGTGCCGACGCGCAGTAGGCGGTGAATCGTTCCAGCCCGCCTTCCTGTCGGCACTGGGCCTTGTGGTAATCAGCGGTGGCCGGGGTAATCTTGCCGTCCTTCAGGGCCTGGTCGATGACGGTGTTGACCGCCGTCTCCAGCTGCTCGCCCTTGATCTTCAGGAGCTCGGTCTCGGCATTGGTCGCTTTGCCCAGGGCCGCGTCATAGTCGGCACGCGGCACAAACTTTTCAAGACTCGGGTTCTCCGCCCGGTTGGTGGCTGTCGCCAGCTCGCCCTGCAGGCCGCCGATCTTGCCCACGACCTCAGCCTCAGTGATGTTCTCAGGCAGGCCCAGCGCCGCCAGTATCGCTTTCAACATAGTGCTCTCCTTTGGGGCATGGGCCCCTTGTTCGTGGTTAAGTGCCGGCAACCTGAAGTTCGGCTGATTGGTAGCGCCGACCGAGGTCATGCCGACAATGATGCCGCTTGTCGCTTCGTAGATGATGACCGGGCTCAGATATCGATACGCCTTGTCACCGACCAGTTTTTCTCCGGTGCCGTTCCATTCCGCCCTGCCCCAGATGGCCCCGTCCCGATTTTCTACCGCCTTGATCCAGCCGATCGCCGGAGCCGGCTCGCCTTTTCGCGCCTTATGCTCGGTGCTGTGCTCAATATCGATGGGCAGATCACGACCCAGGACCGTGATAGAGTCGATGATCGAATCCGGTTTGCTGTTATTAAACTCCCGGCCGTCACGGCCGATAATCGCCCCGGCCGGGATCAGCTCCACCCACTCCGGCACAGTGCCGTCCACCCGGGGTATCTCCATGGCATTTATCGCTACCGCATTTCTCTTCATCGCCTTCCCTCAAAACCTTGTTTAATACCCGCTTAAAATCTTCTGTATCGCCCGCCCTGGATTTTTTCGGCCTATGGGGCGGGTGAGCATGTAAATCGATTTACGGCCGTTCTGGGCACTTTTATTCCAAGTCCGCTATTTCATCCCGGATCATCTCCAGAATCCATGTTCGGTCGCTCTCGGCCAGGTCCAGTCCATCACCCTTGTTCATGGCCAGATACTCCCTGGCCGGGATGGTCACCTTCCTGCCGCGCCCGGCCTGGCCGCCGAACTGGTGGATGGCGGCATAAGGGATGGAGCCGGAGCTGCCGATGGTCACACTGTCGCTGTCCGCCTGGAAATGGATCGAGCCTTCCAGATCGCCGCTCTCCCGCAGGATGCGCTTGCCCTGGATATACTGCTTGCCCCTGGCCGACAGCCCGCCGTTCCTCTTCCAGCCCTTTTTTTTTGCCAGCCCCATCATCATGGTGTCCTGGGCCAGGGGCTTCCAGGCGCTGCCGTCCGGCGCCGATTCGGCCTTGAAGTTTTCCAGGACCCGGCGTTCGTAGAAGGCGCCGATCCTGGTCATCAGCGGCTTCATGTTGCCGGCCTTGGCCGCCAGCCTCTGCAGCAGGGCAGTCACCTCACGGTCATCTATTCTTACCGAGATATCCATGCCGTCAGTCCCTTTGCCGCCAGCTGCTCCATCCAGGCCGCGGCGATATCGGCAGGCATCCGCGCTATTTTCTGTTGCATTGACTCCACCAGCTGCTCTGTCCCCGCTGAGCCGACGTTATAATCCCAGCCCGCATCGGCCATGGTCTCCCAGCCCTGGGGCCTGATATTTTTGGCGCCCTCGTTGAACTCCTGTTCGCTTGCCGCCACCGCCCGGCACCTGCAGCCCCAGCCGTTGGGCGGATAGTTGGCGGACCAGAACGGATCGGTGCGCGGCAGGACCGTGCCGTCCATCGCCACATGGTGGGGCCGGGGATGCCGGACCCCGTCGTTGTGGACATACATCAGGTAGTCGATGCCGCCGTCCTCAAACTGTTGCCAGCGTCCGGCCTGGTAGGCCGTGCTGATATTGGTCCGCCAGATCAGGTTACTGCGCCAGGCCGGCCCGCCGCCCTTCAGCTGCCAGCCGTAGCGCGAAACCAGCGGCCGGAACTGCTTCCTGAACTCGCGGATATCCATCTCCCCGGCAATGGCCTTGTCGGTCATCTGCCGCAGCTCGGTGAGCAGATCGGCCTGGTAGGCCCCGGCGCTGACAAAAGCCTTGGCATGGGCAGCCCCGGCGATATCGTCATAGGCAGCAGTGGGGAGATTCAGCTTGTCGCGGAAGAACTGCTCCGCTTCCGCAAAGGGCAGGCTGAAAACCCTGGCGAATTCGGCCGCGTTCATTCCTCCCGCGCCTCCAGTCGCCCGGCGAGATTGGCCAACAGGTCAGCCCTGGCCATGACTTCAGCCAGCGCCTCCGGATCGGTGTCGGCAAACAGGTCAATCAACGATTCGCGGAACTGCTCCAGGCTGCTCACTTCGCCAAGCAGCTTTTCCGCCGCCACGATGATGGCCTCGGCCGGGCCTGCCGACTGCTCTTTTACCCAATCGAACAGAGAAGACTCGACATCGGCAGCTGGCAACGGTTGCTGCCGGTTCTGCGCTTTTTTATTATCCTGCGGGCCAGACTCTTTTTCGCCGGGCCCGGGGGCGGACGGTGCAGCCTGCTGTGGCGGCTGCAGGATCTCTGCATCTTTGGCCGGATCCGGTAGGCCCAGTTTGTCTCTGACCACCGACTGCTCCACCCGCAGACCGAGCGGTACCAGTTTTTCCAGGGCGGTGGTCAGAACGGTCAGGTCGTCATTTCTGATGGCCCTTAAGACCAGCTCCGGATAGTTCTCCTGGGGACCGAAGTTCAGATCAATGAACGGGCGGACCAGGTCACGGTTCAGGGTCTCGGAGATCTGGGTGGCATCGTCATCGCGGATATCAGAGCGCACTTCCGATTGCGCCTCATCGCCGCCGAGCTTGCCGGGTGTGCCCTGGGTGGTTGCGGACTGGCCGAGGATGCCCCGGCTGACCTGGACGTCGAGCCAGTCGGCCAGGCGCATGAAGAGCGTATCGCCGCCGGTCGACTTGCCGCCTTCGATGAATTCGATCTGCATCGACTCGGGGATCACCGCCGCCGCATCGCTGCCCAGGTTGGCCACCGCCATCTTCAGGATGTTGATGTCTTCTTTCAAGGCGCCGCTCTGATATTTACCCAGACGCAGCGGCATGCCGAAGACCTCGGCAAAGGCCAGCCAGTCTTTCACCGCATAGTTCTTGCACAGGTACGACCAGGCCGCCACCCGAGCAAGACCCCCACGGATCGGCAGGCCGGTCTTCAGGTGCGGCAGGTGGACGATGAATTTGTATGGAGCAAGCTCCACACCTTCCACCATGTTGGCACCATCCAGCAGGCGGATCTTGCGCCGTGACTCGCGGTCAAAGACAAAGAACCGGGGATCCCGCCATTCATACGCGGTTGGCAGCCACTTTGAACCGCGCTGCCACATGATCTCGGATACCGAATAGCCCTTGCCCAGGGCATCGAGCAGGTCCTTCAAGAGGCCACGGAACCCGGCCCGCTTGATCATGGCCCGGACTTCGTCGGCCAGCTGCACGTCTTTGGCGTCATCGCTTGCCGCCTCGACCGTCAACGGCAGCGAGGCCACGGCCAAACGCCGTTTGCCGATCTCACAACGATAATGAAGATCACGCTCCTCCATCTCTTCGGCCAGGGTCAGATAATCGCGGGCATCCCCTGCTGCAGCGCCCTGGAGCAAAGCGGCCAGCCGGTACGGAGTAAGCCCGCCGGTCACCGTCTCGTCCCAGACCGTGCGCACGCCGGACAAAGTTGGGGCGGCCAGCTCTTCTTTCAGCTGTTGCGGCACAACCTTATTGCCGCGATGATCGTAGAGTGTCACCATTACATTGCCCCGCTGATAGCGCCGAACCCGGCGTTCGTTTTGATGGCGCGATAAGAGTCCTGGTCATCTTTTGACTCGCGTTTTGTCACGGACTGATAGTCATACTGTACGCCTGGCGTTGATGCGGCATGCAGGCCGAGCGCCAGCGCCCAGAACCTGTCGGCATGGCCACCAGGCCCGCGATCGGCTGCGAAACGGATGTTGCCGGCAGCGGTCACGGTCTTTTTTATTGCGCGGACATCCGCCCGGATCTCGTCATCTTTCGGGATCCGGATCGACTTATCTTCAAACGCTGCGCGCAACGGAAATGCCAGCGCTTCTTTAACGGGACCGGTGAAAGTGACTGCCTCGACCAGGTACGAACCGAATTTCTCCTGGGCTCGTTCGGCCAGCTGCATGCCCAACCCAGTCGCGTCCAGGCAGGCCCGGCGTAATCCCGGCAATTGTAATAAGGCATAAAGCACCTCTTCCTGTTCGCTGAATTTTTTGTTCTGCAGGGTGACGATCTTCCTGGTGAACATCATGCCGGAGATCCTTTCCAGCAACCAGAAGACAGTCAGATCGTTGACCCGGCCGACATCCATGCCCAGATAAAGTTCTTTACCCTGGGTCGGTTCCTCAAGTTCCCACGCCTCTGTGGCCCGGTACTCACAACCGGCGATCAGGTCATAGGATAAAAAGGCGCCGGTATCATCCGCCGGGATGCAACAAAACTCCTGGAGGAACTGCTCTTCCGAGGCGCAACCGGCACGAATAAAATCAAAGTAGGCCGCCTCATCCATGGCCTGCCGTTCGTCATCGGGCGGCAGCGCGGCCTGCAGCTTGTACAAAAACCCCTGGTCAAGCGCATTCTGCAGGGTCACGGTATGCAGGGAAAAACCCTTCGGATTACCCCGATGCTTGACATCCTCGACCAGCTCGTTGAAATAGTTGTCACTGCCGCGGTGGGTGGAGACCAGCTCCATCTGGCCACCCCAGGTGATACCGGGGTAAGCGATCGAATAGAGCTTGCGCGGGTCCGGATGCAGGGCGAACTCATCAAGCACGCGGCCGCCGCGCTTACCTGCCTGGGCGTCCGGATTGCTGCTCATCGAGTGGATCCGCTTGCCGTTGCCGAAGTGTAAAACATAGGCGGATATACCCTTGTCCGGATCAATGACCACCATGCCGAGATCCTTGGCGGCCGCATCGAGCAGGCCGGCAAAGCGTTTGCAATCCTCAAGGAAGAGCCGGGCCTGGATCTCGTCGCGGGATGACACCCACTGGTCATTACGCGCCTCTTTGGGGGCGGTGCGTTCGACGCAGCCGAAGGCGGTCGACCAGGACAAACCGATCTGCCGCCCCTTCTCCATGATCTTGAGACGGCTGCGGTCATCGACCCATCGTTGTTGGTAAGGCAGGAAGATCTTATGCGGATCCTGCGGTATGATGAGAGCTCTACCCATTACAGTCCAAATTGTTCCCTGATTGATTTGATAGCGGCTTCGTCCAGTTGCCGATCCTGTTTGTCTTCACCTTCCCCGGCCTTGGCCTGCAGTTTTTCCAGGAGGATAAGAGACTGCTGCAGCTCCTTGATCGTGGCCATGGTGATACCGCCCGGCGCACTCAGCATGAGGCCGATCTTCCGCTCTATCGCTCCGGCCAGGGCGGCAGGGATATTCTTAGGCATAGCCTCACCCTGCACCCCCGGCGCCGTCTCTTCGGCCTTCACGGCCTGCTGGCTGCGCTCCCGCGCCTCCTGGTCGATGGTCCGAGCCGAGCTCACCAAAGCAGAGAAGGCATAAGCCTTCTGCGCATCCTCGGTATTGATCACCGACTCGATCAGCTTGGCCTTGGCCAGCATCACCCCGCGCCGCACCGAGGTCTGGGCCTGCCGGTATTCGCGGCGGCGGTCGCTCCAGGTGGGCACGCTGTCCAGGCCCCAGCGTTTGAGCTGGGAGATGGAGACGCCGGAGGCCTCGGCCACCTGCTCATAGGTGCGGCCGTCGATGATATAGAGCTCCTCGGCGCCCTCGCGGACCTCCCATGAATAAGACTCCGGACTCATGCGATCCCCAGGGCCTTCTTCATGGCGGCAATCTCGCCGATCATGCCCAGATAGTCGGCATGTTTGGCTGCCAGCTCCACGGCCTGGACCGCTGCCTGCTGGGCCTGCAGCTCTTCGATCGGCACGAAGGGCGGCAGCAGCATCCGCACGGCCGAGACATCGCCGGCGATCGACAGCTCCAGGCGGCGCGCGTCCTGTTCTTTCTCAGCCAGGCGGCCACGGACGGTTAATCGTTCAGTGTCAAAACTCATTGTTTTCTCCCGTTGCGGTCCGAACTCCAGATGTTGAGCAGTTGATCGAACTTGTTGCCGAGACTGGTCATGCCCTGGGTGTTGAGATAAACCATGCTGGTCATGTCGCCGGCCGTCTTTTCCCAGTTCTTGACGAGATAGACGTTGTTGTCATATTTGGCCGAGAACTCGGCGTGCTGTCTGTTGGACATCGTGATCATCGCCTCGAAGCGCTTGTTGTCCTGTTCGTTCTTGGTGCGGATCTCGTCTTTCAGGGCCGCCATCACCCCGACCACCTTGAGCACCGCCACCAGGCCGAGCACAGGCGGCACCACGAAGATGCAGAGGATCAACGTGCCCACGCTCCAGCCGTTCAGCGCCGTGAAAAAGGTGGCAATTGCCGTAATTACCGCTGGGTCCATTAAGGTCTCCTCTGATTCTGTTGTTCAAGTTGTTCGGCGCAGCCGATACAGTGCTGGACCCCGAGGCCAGGAATATTCCGCCTGGCCTCGGGGATCTCTTCGCCGCATTCCAGGCAATGGGTGCGGGCCGTGCCCTGTTGCCGCAGGCGGGCTTGATGTTGCGCCAGGGCCTGCTGCCGATAGTGAGCGTCCAGCTCCTGGGCGCGGTCAAACTGATCGGCCATTTATAGCTTCCAGGACCACAGCAGACGACCAGCAAGACCAGCCAGGGCCAGAGCTACGGCCAGCGTCCCGCTTTCCCGATAGCCGTGAGCCAACAAGAAAATACTCACCGCACCCAGCCCGGCTATACCTGCGGCTGCCAGCCATGTTTTCCTGGTCATTTGCTGCTCCCTGTGGCGGCGAGCCGACCGAACAGGCGCTCCACCCGCTGGACATAGGTGATGGTTTCGGTGGCGTGGCGGCCGGTAACCTCCGGCAGACAGGCCGCGATCGAGGCCCATTGATCGGCAGGCAGACCTTTGCGGACGGCCAGCCTTTGCGCCTTGACGATATGGCCACTGCCCGCATTGTAACTGCCCAGCATGTAACGGACCCGCTCCCGGCCCGCCTCTTCCCGCCAGATATCGAAACAGTGCCGGTCATAGGCGATCCCTAAGCGGATATTGATATGCGGCAGCAGGATAGTGCCGTCCTCGCCGGGATGTTTGGCGGCCATCTCGGCGGCGGTACCAGGCATCAGCTGCATGACGCCCAGGGCGCCGGCCGGGGAGCCCGCCTCCGGATTCAACGAGGACTCGGCCACAGCCTGGGCCTTGAACCACAGCCAGTGCAGGCGGTCGCCGAAAAACTCCTGGGCGCCGCGCTGGAAGTATCGATCGTAACAGTTGGAATACATAGGCCTACCTCTTGCTTGTTATCCTGTGGAGCTGAATCCAAGGCAACCGGAGCGGGCCGCGTATGGACCGCCCCGGCTGTCAATCGGAGATCAGAATGTCAAAGGTAGATATAGGAGATTTGTGGAAGAGGGGTAAGACTGAGTTGTTTCAGGTGTTTTATTGCGGAGTGCTTCAGGGATGGGTGACGGTGAGGAGAAAAAAGGGGAGACAGCGTTGTACTTGACGTCATCTTTATGACGAGTGTATAACCTAAACATCTAACAACAACAAGCGTTGGAAAAACACTTATTAATCTTTGACCGGATGAGGGGTTAGCTCATGAATAAACGTCCACCAAATTCTTCTCAACAACAGCAACCGTCATTAATTATTTTGGTGGGTGGTGGCTTCTTAATTTTTTGCGTATTGTTTGCCGTCTACGCGGAATTAACGGGAATGAGCAAGAGCCCTTCCCCAGATGCGGCCGGCAACTTAACCACTATGGCCTTCGTCCAGTGTCAGGATATCGTAAAAGGTGAACTTGTTTCACCTAGCACGGCCGACTTTCCATTTATGGACTTTTCTGCCAATGCCGCCCCAGACAACCTCTATATCATCAAATCCTACGTCGACTCCCAGAATGGTTTTGGCGCGACCATCCGAACACGATGGCGCTGTAAGGCGAGATATATCGGCGGAGATAAAGCCGATCCGCGCAGCTGGAAGCTGGTTGACCTGCAGATGTACAAACGCTAACGTGGAGATGAATCTGAATGGCGATAAGGGGAGTGCAAATAGCCACCCCCTTATTTTTTTTTGTGAATCCATTCATTGTTATTTCAGCCAACCGCCCGGCGCAACTGCACCAGCAAACCGTAGCCCACCAGCGCCAGGCACAGGCCGACGCTAACCAGGCCTTGCATGAACACGCAGAAAATCATGCCACCCCCCATGCTCACCCAGGGGAACAACCGATACATCGGCTCAGGTATCCACACTGCTCGCATAAGTTCCTCCTTAAAAAAGCTTCAACTGTTTATCCTGGCCGGGCTCCTGGCCGAGGATGTTATAGGCATGCCGTTCGCTGATGCCGTACTTCCTGGCCAGATCGACCACCGACACGCCCCCCTGGTCGTAGTCCGCCCGCATCTGCCGATCGCGCCAGACCACGAGCCAGCGGCGATGGCCGTACAGTCTGGCCGGGGTGCCGTCGAACAGCTCGGAGATTTCCAGCGCCTGCCTGACCCCGACCTTTTCGGCGAGCATCCGCAGATCGCCGCTCAGTTCATGCACCTCCGGCAGGGCCTCTTCCGGTAATTTATCAATGGTATAAGCGCTCATCATTCCACTCCCGCGCTTACCTGCCGCTTGTTCAGATCGGTGATCAGTACATGCAGATCCCGCTGATCGGTCAGCCACTCAAACCGCTCCACCCCGAACTGCCGCTTGCAGCGCTTGTGCAGCTTGTCCATGCCGTAGCCCAGGGAGTTCCACATGGCCAGGACCTTGCGCTGCTGGGCCGCGGTCGGGCCGGGCTGGATCTCGATAAAGTTGCCGTCCCGCCGCTTCGCCCTGGGCGCGCCGGCCGGGGCCTTCTTCGGCTTCCAGCCTTTGCTGCGGAAATGCTCCAGGAGCTGATCAGCCTGCCGAATGGTGAGCCCCTTGGCGCTCTGGACGCCCTTAAAGTTGAGGGCCAGGATATCGCGGTAGATATCGTCGGTCAGCTGCAAATCTTTCTTGGCAATATGGATCTTGGCCAGCTGGGCCATGGTTGGCGGCATCAGGACACCTCGACTTTCTTGCATAATTCATCCGTCCAAGACAGCCCGCCCCCGCACAGCTGTGCGGTGCAGGCTGGACACAGGCTCTCTTGAAGCGAGACCAAGACCCCGCAGCCACCACAGCGCCAGGGCATATAGATAGACTTTTCCATTTTTTTAACATCATTTGAAATCCGGTAGTTTTCGAACCTGATTATTCTTCCAATATTTATCTGAATGATAAGGCCCTCTAGCTCTTCTCCATTAGCGCAGCGGCAATAGTTCGCACCTTTGCCGATTGCAAAGAGAAATTCAGTGACCACCAAGGGCCGGTGATGACCGTAACCATTGCGAAAATGGATCTCGTCAAACTGCTTTGGTGTTCCATTTTCATTAAAGAGCCGCTTTCGCCAACGAGGAGTGTCTTGCCGATATTCAACAACCTTGAATCCTGTCGCGATCAGATCAAACCATTTGCGGTAGAGAGTGAGATGTAATATTGGCATCAGTCCATCCCCTTAATAATCAAATTAACAGGAGCGGCTGCCGGGCCATGCTCAGCGTCCCACGCCCGCCGGGCCTTCTCCAGGGGATCCAGCGAGAGATCCGCCGTCCTGGTCCTGGCATAGGTGATGGCGGCGTTTTTGTTGGTTTCGGTCCGGCGATTGGTCTGCTCGGCCAGGTCATAAGCGACCTTGCTCAGATAGGTATGATTCGGCAGCGGCAGGGTCAGGCCGACCCGCCTTTCGACCATTTGCTCCATGGCCTGCGCCCAGATCCGCGCCGGGCAGTCGCGATCGATGCGACCCTGGACGGAGACAAAGCCCTTAGCGGCGAACGCCTCGACTTCGAGCGCCAGACGCAGCGCCTTCTTCCACGTGAGCGACTGCTTGCCCGGGCGGAAGAGGGAGAGGTAGCTGAGGACAATTCGTGGCAGCGGCGCGGGCAGCCGACAGGCCACCAGTAGAGTCTCCCGGCAATTGACGTCATTGAGCCAAGCGTCTGCGCTGGCGATGGCTGCGCATGATGGGCAAGCAAGTTTCATTATATTTTCTTCCATTGGCAGATTTTGCCGGTACGCCAATCCTTGCACCAGTCGCCTCTGTTTTTCCGGCACCACCCAATAGGGCAGGCGGAGCCGGGCGGATAGGCGATACAGCCGGGCAAGTGCTTCAGTACTTCCGGCGTTGCGCCCTTTATGACTCTGTTCTTTTCACTCATCACTCTCTTCCTTTAACTGTTCCAGCTCTTTTGTGAGCCTCCTTCTAAGAGATTCCAGAGCTGCAAATTTTGCATGTGGGCATAGACATGAGCCGCAATTAAGGTAAGTGCATTCCTCACTACCATCAGGAGGCATCATAGGGCAGAGCGCAAACCGGCACAATTTCACCCCCACGCAATCAAAGCCAAGCTGGAAGTCACCCTCGTAGAGGGTTGCGTAAATGCTCGCTGTTTTAGTGGCTTTTTTCGCAGGCATTGATCAATCCTTCAGCAAATTTCATTAACTGATTCGGGCCACTGCCGGTAACGTGCAGACGATCAATGGATATCTTTGCCAACCTTCCATTTCGTCTTTTGATAACAGCAATATCACCAAGGATTTCTGCCACCATGCCATAGCATTGAGACATGCGGATATTACCTCTGACCCTTTCTACCTTCGTCCACTCAACAATTGTGCCTACTTCCAT